GTGTACTCGGGCGTTGGCTTGTGCGTAAGTTTCCAATGAAGGTACCGGGCCCCACCACACGATCGTATTCGCTGCAGTGAGGGTCACCCCATGTGCCGCAGACTGCGGTTGGATAACTAATACTCGGGGGTCTGGGGTTGTTTGGAACGTGTTGAAAATCTCCGTGCGTTTGGCAGCAGGCACATCACCACGGATAAGTGCGTTGGTTATATTATCGCTATCCAGCTTTTCTGCCAACATGTCTATGGCATGTTTGAACGGTACAAATACGAGTACTTTCTGGCTGGCCTCGTCTATGACTTCTTTCAGCACCCGGTAGCGTTTTTTGATGTCAAATTCTACTGTCTCGCCGTTGTCGGTATAGACTGCGCCGCAGGATATTTGTAGCAACTTGTTCATGTTAACCGCAGCGTTGGCGGCTGTTATTTGTTCGCCAGCAGCAACTGTCACCATGTGCTTGCGTATGGCTTCGTAGTACCGTTTTTGTTGAGGGGTTAACTCTACGTCGCGTTTTGTATAGGTCATCTCGGGCAAGTCCATGCACTGCTCTTTAGTAAACCGGATTGCCGGCTGCAGTACATCAAACACAGTCTCCGTTGCGGTTTCTTTGGGCACCCACTTAAACTGGGTTACCTTGTACATAACCATGTCTCGAAACGCCCCAAAGAATCTTGGTACGCGTTTGTTGTTAATAAGTTTGGCCAAACCGTAAGCATCCAGCGGGGACTGTGCAGCGGGAGTACCAGTCATCATCCACAACCATGACTCCGGGCGTAGCAACGAGTTTAATGCTTTCCAGCGATTGGATTGGGCGTTTTTGTAGTGTGTCGCTTCGTCTACGATAAATAGATCAAACCCGCTGTTGGCGATTTCATTCCGTACGATTTCCACGCCGTCGTAATTGATGATTACAAACTCGGCATCCCCTTCGATTATTTCTTTACGCTTTTCGCGAGAGCCATGTGCCACATCTACTGTACGGTGCATCGCTACTTTAAACAGGTCCGCGCGCCACGCTGAATCCATGATAGATAAAGGGCATATAATCAAGGCACGTCGTATTTTTCCTTGCGTCATTAAGTAGTCTGCCGCCCAAATCGCAGACATCGTTTTCCCGGTCCCTTGTTCGTTAAAGCAAAACGAGCGGGCGTTCATTGTCAAAAAAGCCGCCGTAGTTTTCTGGTGTTTAAACGGCTTAACTTGTCCGGGCCAATCGTACTGTGCATGTATGGGGGAGGGCACGTTTTTAATGTTTAAATTGCGCAACACTCGCGCTTCGTCTATACCCCACTTGACGAGTACTTTGTGCTGATCTAGTTGCTTGCTAGTGGGAATTGCAGCAGTGATCTTCTCGGGGTTGCGTACGTTAAGCAGTAGCCCCCGATTGTCTATTACTTCCATTTGTTCTCCTATTTTTTAGTTGTAGTCTTTTTCTTTTTGTAGTTCCGCGCACGGTTTTTACTGGGTGACTCCAGCTTTACACCGTCTTTGTTACTACCGCCTTTGCTCAAGGCTTTGTTGTGGCTAACATCTTTACCGTTCCGGTTAACCCCCCGTTTATCCATCGCTCGTCGGGCACGCTGGCGCTCCATTCGCGCTTCGTGTTCGCCCCGTTTTTTCTGCAGTTCGTATTCGCGCTTATACGGGCGCTTGCTTTTTGTGTACGGCATCTCGTTTCTCCTTATGCTCTTGCTCTAACATTTCAATATAAGTAAGGATGCTCCAGCCAGTAACTGCTTGTTTAGGCTTATAGCCTTCTCTATGGGGCGGTAGTTCCACTGCAGAAAGCCTTCCAGCATCTATCAATTCTCTAACTAGCCCAATACGTATGCCTAGTATGTTCCCAACGGAGTCTAAGCTATGCAGAGGGGTTACCGAGACTAACTCAAACACTACGTTTTCTTTAGCTACTTCTAGCTTATGGTCTTTGGGTTTCGGTATATGTTTCCTTAATCTCTTGTTGTATTTAGGGTTTTCTTCCTGTACCGCTTTGCGTTCTGCATCCATAGCAGTCTTACGGTCAGAGAAATGCTCTATGTCTACCCTAGTTATTTCGTTGAACCAATCAGAGTTATTCTTATGCTCCGCCAGACGTTTCATGGACCGTAGGGATACACCTACGTATAGCAACTGCCCTTCAGCGTTAAAATGTCTATATAACTGCGTGGGTTTAGCATGCAGTTGTTCTTGCATCGTTATTACCTCTTTCCGTTGTGTGGACAATCAAGTACTACACAGTGTGCTCTACACAAACCAGACGGGCGTGGGTTCCATACGTCGACTTCATAAGCTTTCTCAACCTTGGCATATTCGGTCAACCACTTTTCCCACAACACCGACTCGCGGTCGATAGTGTAGGTATCTTTGATAAACGCATTACAGACTACAAACAACAAGCCCCCCTTAACTACTTTTACTTCGGGGAAGTGCTTGAATGTAGCCAACGCCATAAGTTCTAGCTGGCCGGTGTCCGCGTACTTGACAGACTTGCCGGTTTTGTAATCAATAACCTTAGCTACGCCGGTTTCTTCGTTGACAATGGTTAAGTCCGAAACCCCGCGAAACCATACGTTGTCGTCAAAAAACCCACAAGGCTCTAGTTTTTCTGTTAGCCCCATCTTGTATTCACAAAATTTTTTGCCGGGCATTTGTTTTAGTCGGTCCAGCGCGTCCAGCGCAAAAGAAAACCGGGGGTCCAGCTCTGCTACGTCACCACGTACGTACTTCTCGGCGGCTTCGTGAAATTCGTTTCCGTACAGTATTGCTTCTGTGTTGAAGTCTTCTTTGTAGTCTTTGGCTACTTTGAGGTGGTAGTATTTCTTCGGACATTGGTCAAACATTTTTACGCTGCTGAATGACCACGTTGGCTTTCCTTCCACTTTTCCCATTCGATACATTCCCCATAATTAGGACCGATTTCTACGTCACCACGCACAGGCAGACCAGAAGCCCATTCGGGGGCCCAGCCCATACATTTGTTTATGTAGTCGGCAGCCTCGGCCACCCCTGCATTAGGTACACAGCATACCACAGAATCGTGCACTGTTAACGCTATGGGGTATCGCTTTGATATTAAAAGCATTTGTTCGCCCATGACACACCGGGCAATTCCCTGAGACACATTTTCCGTAAACTTGCCCCCGTATATGTAGCTCCACGATTTCATACGGGCTTGGTAGTACGAAAACTGCAGCCCCTTTTCCCCTTCTTCCATCTTGAGTTTGGGATAAAAAATAAACAGCCCCGACGGTAACTGTATGGCGTTGTGCCGGGGTATTACAGACAGCACCCCCTTCCGGCCTAGCTGGTAGGTCTCGCCGTTAACCATGCTGTGTAGTGTGGTCTGGGCATCCCGCCAAAACTGGGTGATCTCGCCGTTGGTTTCCCGGTAGATTTCGATAATGCGCTTGGCTTCGTGTTCCGCTATGTCCACCCCAAAGCTGGCCAACTGTTCCCTGAACCGCTTGTGCCCTAAGCCGTAGCCACACCCGAGGATTGCCGACTTCCCAATAAACCTTTGGTGTTTGTCTACATTTTCTTCGGGTACGTCGTAAATCTGACTGGCCATCTTAACGTAAACATCTTCCCCGTTTTCAAAGGCGCGCACCAAATCGTTCTGTTCTGCTAGCCAAGCAAGTACCCGCGCTTCGATTTGTGCCGAGTCAGCCTCTACTATCGTGTACCCTTCCGGGGCTTTAATGCAGGATTTGAGCACCTTGGCATTGTCCCCGCGACTCGGTAAGTTTTGGAGGTTTACAGCGTCTTGGCCGCCCCACCTTCCGGTATGCGCGGCGTAGTATTTGATCGGTACCGGCAGCTTGCCCCGACTGGCTATGTCCAGAAAACGTTCCGTGCGGGTTTCTTCCAGCGTGCTTTTCAGTTTAGTGCGTGCGGCTACCAATGCTTGAACATCTGGGTCGTCGTGGTCCGCAAGCTCTTTCAGGCCGGGGTCGGTCTTCGCGAAGGCGTAGGTCTCTTTGCCGGTGGTGGGGCTTATCTTCATTGGCGGTTCTACCCCGAAACCACGCAGCGCTTCGGCAAACTTGTTGTTGGACATCAGGCTTTTCTTATCTAGCCCACACTCATCTAGGATACGTTGCTTGCCACCCTGTGTTTCCTGCAAGTGGGCCTTTAGTTTCGGCGCATCAAGAACCAAAGTAGGTTCAGTAAACATGCGCAACGTCATGTCGATAATTTTTAGTTCTTTCTTGGGGAATACCGGCACCATTTTGTTAAACAGTTTGTAGGTTAATTCCACATCGTTAATACAGTACTGTCCGTACCGCTTGAGTTCTTCGTAACTGAAATCCGCCCGGCGCTTACCTAGTGCATCGACTACTTCGGTACCTTTCTCTCCCAGCCTGTAGCGTACCGCCAACTTAGCCAGTGAACCCCCCGCGTCCACACCGTGAATAGCCCTAGCCATACAGAGTGTGTCAAACAGTACACGGGGGTGGATGTCAAAAACCCAACTGAGGATAGCCCCGTCAAACATGGTGTTGTGAGCAAGGACAGCAGCATTCTCAAAGTCATAGTCTCGGTGCAGTATCCTTTTTAGTTGTTCGTGTGTACCGGTTATCCACCGGGTTTCCCCATCGTTGACTTTTACCCCCACACCGATTGCCTCAAAGTCCGGACTACGGATGTATTGCTCCGTTGTTATTTTGCTTAGGGAGTATTGTTTATCGTAGTAGCTTTCAAAGTCTATCGTTATCAAGTCCATGGGTACCCTCTTCTCCCTCGTCGTGTTCATTTATTGCTAGTATGGATGCTTCGGTTTCAATCCACACCTTGGCCCCACAACTAAGTGGTTTGTCTGGTCGGTATACCACCTGACTCGGGCCTGCTATATACACGTTGTCACACTTAATGTTTTCCTTGTAGGTCTTTACTGTGAGTACAGGTTTATGGTGGTCTGGATGCTTCGCGTTGTGGCGTATGTTGTGCTGGTTAACGTGTATCCGTTTCTTCATTTGTATATTCCCCGTGCTCTTCTAGTTGTTCCTGCATTTTACGCAGCGCTTTGCGCGCGGTTATCCTTGCGTACCGCTTCCTGTATTCATCAAATTCCCCCTTGAACCTGTCTAGCTCGCCAGACAAAAACTGTTCCATGGTCTTGTCGTTACACTCTTTTAGTGCCAACTCAAACAAGTCTAGCGGGGGTGCTTGGAAGGGTGGTTTTCTAGGCATTAGGTCGGCTTAGTAAATTCATCGACCTTCTTAAGGCCCTTACTGGTAACTTTGTAGTGCGCAGGTACCGGCCTATCGCGGTCTCGCTCCTGTATCTGTTTTTTCCCGTCACGCCTAACCAGCTTGTTCTGCTCACGCTTCCTGTATCTTAGGTGCTTCCACCACTCAAGAGTCTTTACCGAGCCTTTGCGCTTGCTGCTGCTTGCCATAACAACTTACCTGCTGCTTCTACTTACACCGTATATAAACCCACGGGGGGCCGCCTACATACCGTTCCAATTCGGCATTGTCGTACATACCGTTTATCTCTTGCGACACAACCCGGTACAGCAAAGATGACGATATGGGACCGAACGGGCAATCCTTGGTTATCTCGTCTTTGACGAACCGTACAACATGCGCCACGGTAAACTCTTGGTCCCCAATCCCAGTAATGATTTCGTGTACAAGCTTCCGCAAATACTCCGTTTTGGTTAGGGGTTTGATTTGGTATGTAGGTTTAATCTTTCCGCCGTTTCTGCCCATACTCGCCCCTCCTCTATCAGTTCTTTTCGTAGCTCTTTGGCCCGGTACATAAACTCTTCTTTGGTACCGTTGTTATGTATGATTTGAGTTACTAGGTTGTCTGATACCCCGGCTTCGCTAGCGTGCGATTCGACTGGGTTTTCTACGTCTCGTACAACGCGAATAACTTCACCCCCGTTAGCCAGTATCCAGTCAGCTTCGTTATCAAACCGCACGTCCGGCACTACAAACAAACTGTCAACAACTTTAAGCGTGCGCATTAGTTCTACGTGCTGTCGGTATTTCTTGTTGGCGATGTCCACCCACAAGTTTCTGTCCAGCGCCCGGCCCCATTCGGTGCCCAATGTTTGCATAGCCCGCCGCAACGTAAAGTTAAACCCCGGAAGCTGCTGCTCTTTTATGTCGTCGCTGTTGGTCCACACCAGTGGTATGTCCAGCATAGTAGCAACCCCGAGTTTAAGTGGTGCAGCCAACGACGCTTTTATGTCGTATTTTGTGCTTGCCAAACAATCCGCCAGCGTGTCTTTGCCGGCTCTTGCGATACC